TTCATGATCAGTTAGGTAGATTAGAGATAAAAGATTGAAGTTCAATGGGCATCGCATCAGCAGGAACTTCAGCAGCACGATGACGAATAATAGATGCGAGTGCTACTTTATGTTCAGGAGATGCTTTTATGTATTCAAACTGCATATTCTGCAGTTCTTGAATAGCACCAGTACGAAAAGATTTTGATTGCTCGAAAGTTTTTCTACGAACATTCTCATATTGTGGAGCAAATACTGATGTAAAAATAACACCATGATAAGCAAGACCCCAGGTTAAGGCACCAAGTCCAACTACTCCCCCGGCAATAACAATAAATGGTTTCATCTGTTTTAGTAACTGAAGTTATTATACAAAAGAACCTCCCTTTTTGGGGGAGGTCATGTGACAGTTCTTGAAGTGTCCTCCTATATCATATCGTATATATTATCATAGTCTGCAATTTTTTGTTCCGACTTTTTGATTTTCTTTTTCATAAAAAAAGGGGACTACTGTCCCCCACTATACTTATATTATTCGATACTGTCAACAGCAGCAAGTGCTTTCTGACGAAGATTCTCTGGAAGAGGAACATAACCAAGACCATCAGACATTGCCTGTGCTTTCTCACTCAACATATAACGAAGAGTTTCCTTTACACCTTCCTTAGACTCAGGATACGCTAGGATCCAAGTAAGGGAGACAATAGGATATGCGTTGGCACCAGCAGGGTTAGCGTCAGCACCACGAAGCTGATCGTCAAGGATGATTCTCGATAGACCTGCTGCAGATGTTTCAGCATTTGCTTTGACATAGTTACCTGCCTTGTTTTGTAGTGCAACTTGTTGGAAGTCACTGTTTACAACATAACCATAGTTCAGGTAACCAATGGAACCAGGAACCTGTTTAACTTGTGCGGCAACGCCAGAGTTACCTTTACCACCAACACCAGTAGGCCACTTTACTGCCTTACCCGTGCCAACAGTTTCTTCCCATTCAAGAGAGAATGCTGATAGTGAGTTAGTGAAACCTTTTGTGGTGCCACTACCATCAGAACGGAATACAGGAAGAATAGTTTTACTTTCACATCCAAAGGTAGACCAGTTAGTAATCTTACCAAGATATACATCAGCAAGTTGTGTCTGTGTCATCTTGGCATCACAACCAGGATAGTTGTAAGCAGGAACAATAGCACCACCAGTCATAGGAATGTGGACCATTGGAATCTTCTGCTTCTCATCACTTACAGCACCATCACTGGCACCAAAGTCAACAGTTTTAGCAACATACTGACGGACACCAGATCCACTACCAACTGCTTGATAGTTTACTTGGTTGCCAGTATCTTGATTAAAGGATTGAAACCATGCTGTATAAAGAGGTGCAGGGAATGTAGCACCTGCTCCACTTAGTTGAAATGTTTCCTTAGATCCACCACAGGCAACCATAAGAGGAATAGTTGCTGTAGCTGCTACAATTGCTTTAAGTTTCATTATCTAATCCTCAGAACTTATACTTGGTGCCGACTTCAACTTTCCAATCACGAGTAGAATCATCTTGGAAAATGTTCTCCCACTTACCATAAGCACTGAAATTATCAGTGATCTTTACTTTACTACCAAGTTCAAGAGCAGTAAAACCTTCTTGCTCACCACCATCAGGAACAGATACTCCAGCACCACCTTCGATGTATGGAGCAAAGTTTCCTGTCTTCCACTCATATCCTACACGTCCTTGGTGGACTTGCTTACTGAACTCCTCATCAGTTCCTTTGAACTCGGACTTGGACTCTACATATGGACCTGCCATGGCGGGGACGGAGATCGCCAAACCGAGCAGGGCAACTGCGAATGCTTTCATTTGTTTTTTGTGTAATGTGATTACTTGGTTATTATAACAGACCCATTCAGATCTGTCTTTAAGTAAAAATTAAGTTGACTTAAAGTAAACCTCAGTATATAGAGTGGGTTATACTAATTTTAACCTTCCATAAACCAAAGCATAAAAAAGGAGACTCTTGTCAGAGTCTCCGAACATCTAGATGTTTATTTTATATGGAAGATCAGAAACGATAAGTCAGACCGGCTTTCGTTCCATAACCGGTTTCGTCATCACCGGTCAACCAACTGACCTCACCGTAAAGACTGATGTTTTCAGTAACTGCAACACCAAGACCAGCTTTACCACCAAATTCAGTTTCAGTTGCCTCACCATCAGGTGCAACCAAAGTAGGACCAGCTTGAACATAGTAACCAAGATCACCAGACTCACCTTCGTATCCAACATGAAGATCAGTAGTGGTTCCTACATAGTCAGATCCCGCAAAACCACTATTGGCTTCAACGTTTACATAGGGACCTGCAAGAGCGGCACTAGCGGACATGGACAGAGCAGCTGCTGCTGCGAATACAGATTTGAACATTTTTGTTTACCTTTTTTGTCTCGTAGAGATTAACCTACGGATGTTAAGAGACTCGACATGTCTCTGATTTTATCATATAAAACCTTGCTCAAGTTTGCGGAGATTGGTTTTATTACTTAGTGTTAATATAACCTTTAACACCAGTATATTTATAATGTACCATAAGAGTGGGATCTTGTCAACCCTCTTGTTGTGAGGGGTTAGACACCCTACCAAGATAGGGATCAAAATTCATCAGTTCTTCAATCGTCATTCTAGCTCCAGCATTTGCCCAGAAATTCATCTGTGCTTCATAGTTTTGTTTATGGAATACGTCCACATGTTCTGGGTGAATACTGGAACCCAATTCTGTTTTGTATAACAAAAGTGGAAGGGCGTAAGAATTTCCGGAATTATACAGAAGATCATCTGCAACTGGTCTTGGTCTTACACCATTATCAAGTTTATACTTGTCACCTCTACAGTGAAGACGAATCATCTTTTCTGCATGGTGTCTTGTGATAAGATAACATGCAGTTGAGAAATCATTTACAAATCTCTTGTGAACTTTGATGTGGATATCGCCAGTTGAAATAATAGCAATCTGACAAAGATCCCAATCATAAGGAATCTTACTATAAAAATCTTTCCATGTAAAGTTCCAGAACCGTACAAGGTTTAAGTCACAATCATCTTCCATGATGATTGCATAAGGACTATCAGAGGTTTCATACCAATGTTTGATAGCCTTCAGGTGAGAGGTTACACAACCCACCTCACCTGATGAAACCATGTCAGGGTATCTTCCCTTGATGATATCACTTAAGTCGTCTTCACGACCATCGTATGCAGAGATACGAGTGTAGTCTTTGATCTCCCAGTACTTAAACTGGTCCTCCATAAACTTCCATCTCTCTGGTTGACCATCTAGATTAATACAATAGATCGGACCAATACCATTAAGTTTATATACTGATTTGTTCTTATCCATTATAAAATCTCCCAGTGACTTGGGTATAGGTCTTTTGTATTTAAGTGAGCATTGTTTGGTCCAAACCATTTAGATGGAGCAATCACTCTACCAGTGTTGGCCAACCATGCACCCCACCATGAGAAGGTAGAGTTTGCAATGATGAAGTCACTACATTGTGTCATCATAAACATATCATGATAAGAACTATTACCATCGGAGATGATAAACCTATCAGGTTTGAATAGTTCTTGAGCAGATGCCCAGAATATATCATCAGAAAATATGATGACTTCTTTATCAGGATCAAACTTCTTCAGTGCTTTCTCATACCAATCAATAGAAAGGTTATGATGATTACCACTGTTGATTAGAAAATCACCTCTACGAATATGTAAGGCGATAGGATCTTGATCGAATACTTCTTCAACAATTTCTTTACATTCATCTCGAATTCTCTTCTTGAATATAAAGTCTCTACGAATAGTATCTTCGATATGTTTGAAATACTTTTCCGTTTGAAAAAAACCATACAGACTTAGATTGTCTGGACAGTTATTGAATAAGGTTTCATCGAAATGAAAACTTTCTTCTTGAAGGATATTCGATCCCATCATACATCTTTGACACTCAATGTCAAACGCATCATCAAGTTCAATACGAAGTATGTTACCTATACCATCATTGACTTTTTCATTATGGTCAGGGATACACATATCATATCCTCGATTTTGTGCAATACCTTTTGTTGCAGCAAACTGAAACATCTGGTTACCCAGTTGTCCAGCCTTTCCAAGATAATCAAACCCAATCATTTTTCATTTCGTTGAATACTTTTGTAATACCCTGGTCAATTGTTGTCTCGGGAATCCACCATGCATGAATATAGTTACTAGCCTCATTCCTCTTGTCCATTTGAACACTGTCCTTCGAAGTACCCGGAGTAATACTAACTGGCCTGTCAATTAGATTGAATTGACCAGAGATAATCTGTGCAACTTCTTTGATTGTATTCCAATGGAATGATGTCAGGTGTAGTTCATCTTCAGGTTTGAAATCGGTATAACATTCCATGATAGTCTCAAGACCCTTACAGCAGTCTTCAGCATACAAGAACTGTCTCTCTTCTGTACCATCAGTCATCATCTCAAACTGACCCTCTTCAAACCCTCTACGGATGAAGTCAGTAATTACATGAGACTTCTCATGGTCTTTTTCAATACCATATACATTCCAGAACTTAACTGTCAATCCATTAAGGGATTTAGTGTATAGTTCTCCTACAGTCTTAAGAATACCATAGGGTGAGTAACTCATGTTTGCCATCTGTGAAGATGCAAAGATAAATCTCTTATGATACTTCTCCAATAACCCAAACACATTCGCCATCAGACGAGTGTTGTTATTGATAAAGTCAAAGGTGTGTTGATACTTCTTCAAGTATCTTGATCCACCTACATCAAATGCAAGAAAGAATACAAAGTCTGATTCTTTTATATAGTGTTCGAGAAATAGATTTGGAATCAGAGTTAGATCTTGTTCTGGACCATTTGTGATATCAAAATTAAAAACTTCGTGACCCTTTTTACGAAGATAGTCAGACAGGTATGCACCTATCTGACCACCAGAACCTAGATTGAGAATTTTCATTGATACTTTTTAAGATAACTTTGGACCGAGTAATACTCTATGAGTTCTTCTTTGGTCATTTTTTGAATCTTATCCCATTCAGACATGTTAGAATTCATGTGAGGATTTGAGAACCAAGAGTTCTCACCACGGGAATGTTCAAGATGGTATATGTAGTTAGATATACGTCCTACACTATAACCTAGTTTTGTGAATCTATAAAATCTTTCCTTGTCTTCTGGAGCATATGCTCTAAAGTTTTCATTCTCCATACCACCTTTGATATAAACATTACGGTTGAAGAACTGAACATGACCATACTGTGCATCGTGAACTTTAGAATGTGATTTCAGATACTCATAGTCTAATGTCTCTAGAAAATGAGACACAACTTTGTCTGATGGGTCTACTTGGTATTGATAGTTACCAGACGCATAAGGATATACAACATCGTAGATACCATCAAGAATACCTTTGTATGATAATTCATATGATTCCAGAGGAAGAATTACATCACAGTCATAGTTCACAACTATCTCCGTATCTGCTTCCATAATCATCTCATTGAGAACTCTTTGTCTATGAAACAATGGTTCATCACTCTGTTCAAAGATATGTTTTACATTTACATCTACATCCAAGATACTTTTAAGAATTGGAAGAGCATCTCTTTCAAATACAGATTCACTATCAACTTCTTTGATGATGATATTTGTATTGAAGTTCTCCAGAAGAAATGCAGTCGTGGTAATGACATTCCTCAACCTATCAGATGATTCAATTCTAATAGGAATAATAAATGTTGCTTGTGATAGGTCAATCATAGTTGGGTTTTGATCCAATCAAGAATGTTTACTTTAGGTTTCCAAGTCAGTTCTGATTTAGCCTTACGAATATCTGCAAGAGTTTCTCTCATCTCACCAGGTTTACCAGATAAGAAAACCTGATCATCAGAGATAGCATCTGCAATATCTTTAATACTCCAGTTCTCACCATACCCAATGTTATAAACTTCACCCCAGTTGTCAAGTTCCATGAAACTAATCAGTGCGTTAGCATTGACTACATCAGATACATGAATGAAGTCACGACGTTGTGAACCATCACCAAAGATAGTAATGGGTTGTCCCTCTCGGGTCATCTTCAGAAACTTACTTACTGCAGGAGCATATGTTCCTACATGTCTGGCCCTCTCACCATATACATTGGTGTATCTAAATGCTACAGTCTTCATACCGTGGAGACCATGATACGACTTGACTAGTTGTTCACCAGTCAACTTACCAATAGCATAAGGATTGAGAGGGTCTTCTCTCATAATTTCCGTATTAGGAATAGGATTCTTATTACCATAACATGCAGAGGTAGATGAGTAGATAAACTTCTCTACACCACACTGTCTTGCAGCTTCAAGTACATTGGCTGTACCCATGACTTGGGTTTCCATTGTATCAAGTGGAAAGTCAATCGATGCCTGAACACTTGCCTTGGCTGCAAGATGATATACATAATCAACTCCTCTAAACTTATCAACAATGTGATAAAAATTTCGAATGTCTACAGGATAGTTTGTTGCACCACTGTTCCAATGATAGTCATCATGACCTTCAGATGATTCATTATCAAGAACGATCACCTTGTGACCCATTGATAATAGTTTGTCCACCAGGTGACTACCGATAAACCCGGCACCACCTGTAACAAGGGAAGTTTTCATAGTCTCTCAAAAATTCTATTCTTAAATGATTCCTCTACATTATATGGTTCAGGAATGATTACCTTGGGTTTGGTATCTCCTAACCACCACGCCACCTCAGTAAACGTTGAGGCATATGTACCTACAATAGTATCACACTTGGACAGAAGCATCAAGTCAATGAATGCATCTACAGTAGACTGAATAGACTTGTTGTGTCCTGACTCAGCCTTGTGTGGATGATTGAATTTCTTCTGTTCGTGAGTGATGATACGATTACCATACTTATTCTCAAAGTGTTTTAGCACATCACTGTTGTCACCACAAAGAAAGATCTTTCTATCTTTGTCGAAAGTATCTATAATACTTTCAAACAATTTATTACTATGATACTTATGTCTGTCACAGTACCACGATCTGATATGTAATCCAACTACATTACCCCAACCTTCAGTGAAATCATTAACATAATCTACGATATCTTTTCTAGGTTGTAAGTAACTAAATGCTTTCCTATACTGTTCGACAAAATACTTTGGTGTGTCTTCATATAGAAGATCGATATACTTATACTCACCAGTCTTCCTATCTTCACCAGGGAGAATAGGTAATCTCCAGTGATCAAAACATGGATAGTATCCAAGTTGTTCTATGTTTGCCAGAGTGATGTCATCAAAGATGTATGCATCCGCCTCGTTGGTGGTCATACATTGTTTAAATGTCCTATAGATACCTGCATAGTTTTTAATTCTATTTGCTAGACCAGGTGAACCATCATGAATTGCAATATCCATCATGATTTAATTACCTCCCAAGTTTCAGGAATAAGATCTTCTGTACTAATATGTTGAAGACCTGGACCATACCAAGTATCTGGTGCGATCACTCTCTTATCTTTATTCTGTGATAGGTATGCTCCCCACCAACTGAATGTACTATTGGATGTTATAAAGTCTGAACACTTTGAAATCAAACATAGATCAAAGTGAGACTTATCTACTTTAGTTGTGATGTCATTGAAGTAGAAGTTATTACCTTTGAATACTTCTTGTTCCTTGCACAACTCAAGATTGTTTGAACAGATAATATAAGTTCTGTCCTTACCTAACATCTCAATACCACGTTCAAAGTATTCCCATGGTAAGTTACGATGATTGTTATGACTACCAGGGTAATCAAAGTGATCGTTATACTCTCTCACACAGATAGAGACAGGGTTTGAACTTAAAATATCACCGTAGACATAATCAACTTCATTGATAATATCTTCTTTGAATCTAAAATCCCATTTCAATAATCGTTGTGCATCTTTAAAATACTTTTCTGTTTGAAAGTATCCACTTAGATGAATGTGATTAGGACACTCATTAAAAAGGTCTTCTGCAAATGTATGAGACTCATGAAGAATACACTCAGGTCCGTCAATAAGACCATAACGGTTACCACAATGAAGCATTTCAAAACATTTGCTGAGTTCTTGGTCTTCTGGGATTCTAAAGTCATAACCTTTATTCTTTGCAATACCTACAAGTCCAGCATATTGAAATAGTTGATTACCAATTCTTCCATTATTACCAAGGTTATTCATTCCAATAGTCATAATTCAATCTCCTTGTTTTGTTCTGCCAGTGTTGTGTCTATAGTATCTCCTACATCTAATGAATAGAAGGTATGCCAACCTCTTGCATTGGCTGCGTACCAGTTATTCAATGCACCTCTTGTCATCTTAATCTTTTCCCAGAACTCTCTTGATTGAATCTGGTAATGATTGTTTAGTATCTCAGGGTCATCTGGTCTACCAACAAATGATAGATTGATGTTAGGTCCACTAGTGAATATCTTATGAATATTAAAAGATTGTACACCAAATCTAGTGTTTGCAATCTGTTTAGGTGCCCAAAGATTAAACCACTCAGGTTCTTCTTGTCCTGCACCAGCACATTTGGATCGATGGGTCATCCATACCCTGTCCCCAAATTCTGCACGACTAGTAAAATTCTTAACCAGACCACCATCAGGGTGATGAAGATGATCGTTACTATTAAACCATACCCAGTTGGTTTCAACTGTACCGTACTCTTCGTAGTTCCTTAAGACTTCTTTTAAGTCTACTGTCTTAGGACTATATAGAAATTCATCTAGATCAATTTGTGCAATCCATTGAGTTTCATTACAGATAGGTAAGAAGAACCGATTGTTTACATCAGTCTGTCTACCAGTATATTTTTCTGTGATATTATTTTGGAAGAGTGTAACAAATCCTTCACGAATGAACGGTTCAAGTATAGACATATACTCATCATCACTGAAGTCGTTGACCAGGTAGATGTGATCAACACCATGATGCTTGTAATGTAGAACCCACTCCTTAAGATTCCAGCTTTCATTCTTGAAAACAGATGCGATTGATAGGTAATGTTTCATAATGTAATACCGTGTTTCTCTCTACAATACACAAATTCTTTTTGTACATCCTCGTCACTAATCGTGGATGACAACGCATCACTATTTACCCGTTGAGTAATCATATATTCGTTCAAGTAGATACAATCACCATACTTAGACCTTAATGAATAGTAAAAATCTACATCCATCAACATACATGTATTAGGATCCCATCGAACATGCATGTTATCATTCTTATACGATAACACAGAGACACCACTCATAGTATTATTACCTCTGGACCGTAACATATTGTCATTCCACCGTGGTATAATATAAGTATCAAATGTTTTACCATTATCTCTTGTATGATTGGTACCACAGACCAACCACATCTTATCAGAATTCATTAAGGCATTATAAGTTTTCTCTAGTGCATCACTCGTATAGAAGTAATCATCCATATACATCATCTTAACAACTTTACCTCTAGTAAAGTCCATTCCAACATTTTTATTGGATGCTGCATTACCTCTATCTACTTCATTTCTGTAGTAAAGTATGTCAAGATCAAAAATGTTATCATAACAGAACTCTTCAATGTCAGTGTTGACACTGTGGTCTGGAATGATAACTTCTACTTCTTTAAGTGTTTGTTGTGAGATGGTTCTAAACATATCAGAAAGGTATCTGACACCCTTACCACCATACTCATAACAAGGGATGACTACTGATACCTTTATTTCCATACCTTCACACCAGCACTGATACCATCTTCAACGATTTCGAAGTTGTATCCGTGTTTGGTAATCCATTCTCTAAATGCTTTCCGTTCATGGTGATCATAGTCAGGCTCATGACCATGCCAGTCATCAAAACGGAAGTAGAGTTTATCCCACTCACACTTATCAATGAACTTGAATGCAGATACTGTGGGTTCGTAGATGTCTAGGTCAATATGAATTGCACCAACCTTACCAATACCAAAATAAGATGGTTCTTTCTCTACCATCTCATGAACATCTTCCACAAAGATTTTGATATTAGGCGAGACAGAACACTTTCTCTTAACATCTTCTACCGTTTTGGGAATCCAAGTATACTGTGGGTCGCCAATACGGAATGCACCTTCTGCCCAACCAGCATATGCTGGTGTTGGTTGCTGTGTGACTTCCAGACCTTTGAAGTGATCGAAACCAAAAACCTTACGGGATGGGTTCTTCTGTCCAATAGGGAGGAGGGTACCACCACTACAGACACCGAACTCTAGAATATCTCCTTCTCCCCCGAACTCATCTACATTCTCTGCAAAGGTAATGTGATTGAGTGTGTATGCTGCTGTGTTATTGTCAGTTCTTTTTGGACCTTCAGGGAACACATTGTCTACCTCCACAAAGGAGGGAGCATTATAAACAAATGACATAGTAATAACAAATCTGTAGTATTTATCGGGGGTTGTAACCCTCCACGGTGACACCAGGTGGAAGATTATTGTGGAACCCAAAGGGAATTATACCTTGGTTCTCAGGGACAGGGGACTCATATGAAAAGTATTTGGCTACCTCTACTGGAGCTATCCTACACCCATTCATCTCATAAAGGTGTTTGTTATGGACACATATATTACCATCCTCATTTGTGTTTTCACAACCAAACATCTTATAGAAGTCCTTTGCAACATCGGCAACTCTGAATGGTATCCATTGTGTTCGGGGAACTTCTAAAAGTTTCTTTGACCTGAAAGAGAACCCACCATTACCTACTCGTTGATGTTCTCCATAGGGAGTGATGTATGCTCTATCTCTGATTGGCCATGGGGCTCCGATGTAGTCATACGAGAAAAACTCTTCCCTCCAAGCATCAGGATTAATAATAAAAGCATGATCCTGGACGAGGAGGCAAAACTCTGTATCAATGTGTTTGTGAAGGTGGTAAAGAATGTAGTAATTGTATTCATCAATATTAGTAAGTGGTTTGACTTGTTCCTCTATTAAAATACCATCAGATACACATTCGTCCTTGTATTTCTCAACGTAGTTGGGGGTGGTAACTAACTTGACCTCCCCAAAGTTTGCTACGTTCTTACAAGTGTGAAGTGCATTGATGGTTTCTTCTATTCGATTTGTATTATCAATCGCAAAGCATGTAACTCTGGATAGATCAAGCATGTTTAAAATCCTCTACGACTGTTTCAATATAGTCAATCATATCATCAGTAATGACTGGAGAACAACCCAAGAAGAACACTTTGTTAAGAACCTTATTGGCTTCAGGATACTTCATAGCATCATCAAGATGTGAGTAACCAGGATGAAGAAGAATGTTACCTGCAAAGTAGTTACGTGTCTGAACTTTATTCTTCTCAAGATGAGCAACAAGAGAGTGTTTTAGTTTCTTATCATCACATACAATGGGAACACCAAACCAACTTGTCTCACTATCCTCACGCTCATTCACTACACGACAACCAGGGATTGTCTCAATGATACTCTGAATACGTTCCTTATTCTTTCTTCTCAGTCTATGGATGTCATCAAACTTCAGGAGTTGAACTGAACCAACTGCACCTTGCATGTCAAGTGGTTTCAAGTTGTAACCCATCTGAGAGAACACATACTTGTGGTCAACGATGTCTTCGTAACCATCCAACCAAGTATCAAAACGACGGCCGCAGACACCGTTAGAGAGTAGGTTCTGTTGTCCTACACAATAACATCCACGACCCCACCAAGCAAAACTACGAGCAAGATCAATGATTGCTTTGTTGTTTGATGACACCATACCACCTTCAATGGTACAAATGTGATGTGCAGGATAGAACGAACACGATGCAGCCACTGCGTGTTTGGTGAGATAGTCACCTTTATATCTACTCCCAAGACTGTCACAGTTGTCTGCAATGATATGAATATCTTTACTCTTACAAAGTTCTACCAATCTATCGATGTCATAAGCATTACCAAGGACAGGAGAGGAGAATACTGCACGAGTTCTTTCAGTAATCTTATCTTCTACCTGATCCATATTCCAGTTCAGGTCATCCCAGTTGATGTCAACGAAGACTGGCTTCAGGCCAGCCTGAACCACTGGTGCAATGGTAGTTGCAAAACCACAAGAACATACAATAATCTCATCACCATCTTCCCACCCATAGTATTTCTTGAGTGCAGCAATCATTACCAGGTTGGCTGATGAACCAGAGTTCACCATCACAGAATGATCAAATTCAAATCTATTAGAGAACTCTTTCTCAAACTTATTCACCTTCTCACCAGAAGACAACCACTTACCTTTCATTACTGCGTAGATAAGTTCTTGTGCCTCTAGGTCATTCCAATATGGTCCAGAGTAATATACATTGTTACCTGGCTTCCAATCTTTGTTAGCCATGAATGGAAACACATTATCATCCATCTCCTTGGCGGATTGAATGAAGTTTTCAATCAACTGATACATGGTACTCTCTATCTCATAAAATTATAGTACGGAGTCGTGAGTCTGTAAAGATCATACTCCTTTTGACAATCAGTACCATTGAAGAGTTTACCTTCTCTATCGATGTAATCCCAATCCCGGACGATCATATCGTCACCTCTCCACCAACCATTGGAAGTTTTATGGTCAAACCAGTACTTGGGTGCAATGACCTTGGGCGAGACATTAGATGTCCATACTGGCCAGAAGGAGAATGTTGATGCGGACATAATGACGTTCCTAGCATTATGTAGAATAGAATAATCAACACCGATATTACCTCCTATGTATTTGAAGAAACCTGTTCCCTGTTCAATGTCTTCTTGTTCATTAAGAGTAGTTGCACCTACAACTTCTGCCCATGGAATAAACTTGTTTGCATTCTCTGGATCATCAGTCACAACCACAAACTTCATATTGGGGTTGTGTTCCAACATTCTATCACGGGCATTCTCATAGAACTTTGGTTCTAACCATGATGCAGTAATCAAATACTCACCACCACGGAAGTGAATGACACAAATATCTTCATCAGAATACTCAGTAACATTTACATTATGAGATAACCACTGACGAATATCATCCTTACAGTCATTGATATACTCTAAACACTGAAAGAGACCATCAATCTTTGAGTTGTCAGGAAGATTATTCCATAGACCAGGATCAAAAAAGATACCACTATGACCACACTGTGGAAGAGGATCATTCCTCTCACGAATGTAATGAGTGATACCATCAGGCAATGATTCTGGTGGTTGTCCCTCTCTAGGAGTATGACCACCTGTTACTTCTTCACCATAGTCAAAGTCAGGCATAAACTTACGTGCCTTAAATGGTGTAGATTTTTTTACGCCCCACTTATATCCATGTCTATGTGCAAGGATTCTAGATACCACCAGGTTCCAAATCTGGTTTCCCAGTCCAGAACCCCTATAGATTTCAGTTACAATCATTTGATCAAATAAGAATACTTCTCTTGGTTGTCTATGAGATACTGTGGGAACCTATCTTCATCAAAGTGAGTAATACAGTATGATGCATTGTCCTGACCCAGTGGTGACCGACCATCTTTCAATCTCTGTTCGAGTTCACCAATCAATTTTTCATTGTTGAGTTCAGTATGTGCAGAAGACTTAATCTTCTTCATCACTCTCTCGTACATAGTACACTCTTTGTCACTACCAACTGTACTCCAATGCCACCCACCAGGATATATTCTTAGATTATTCTCTTGTGGGAGTTCACGTCTCATATCTGTTAGTGAATACTTCTTCAATGTACCAAAATTACACATCTTAGTACCAATCCATCTTGGACCCTCATCTTCATATTCAAAGTCTTTAGTCTGGGAAATAATCGTAGATGAAGTTTCAAACCAATTCAATGCAGCCTGATAGTTATCTTGTGCAAAGTTATATACCGTACCAGGTTCATAGAAGTCCTTAATCTGTTCAATGACTTCTGGGTTAGGTACTTCATCTAAGTCAGACCAGATGATTACATCTTCATCAGAACAATGTTCTTTGAGAACATCCATGATGCTATCCTTGTAAAAAGTATCTCTCATGAAAGATTCTTTTTTTACATTATACTTTACACCTTGTGCCTGAAGTTGTTCAGATGTTGGTTCTTGAATCTTAGTGTAGATAATCTTATCTTCAAATTTTTTGAACCGTTTATCAGCTACATCAAACACAAAACCTTTATCTTCGCCAGAGAATGTTTTACCACCTTCACTGAACACAAAGTAATCTACATAAGGATCAAGAAGATTCATACGAATCTCCAGTAGATCTAGTTCATAACCAAACAAAAATACATCAAATACTTTCATCTCAACCTCTCAGTTTAAACAATGCATCACCACCTTCCACATCATTGTATGGCCAGTTCTGTTCCATATCATACCCAACCAGAAGATCAGTAACTGTCTGAAGGTTAGTAGCACCCTCATACATCTCTTCTTCGTGATACTCCGTGTAAATATAATCAATCTTACCGATCATATTTTTTGCACCACGGAACACTTCCTTCTCTGCACCTTGAACATCCATCCACATAAAGTCGATATGTTTGATGCCATTCTCATCACAGAATGAATCAATACTCCGAGTTGTTACTTCAATCTTCTCATCATACTGAATCATTGGCCAACGATTCCCATACTTAGGACTATTGATAATAGTCTTCGGTTCATAGATTGAACCAGAATAACGACCCCAGTCTGTACCACCACCAGGACCATTTACATTTCTACTTCTAGTAAATGTGGTTTTACCATCCTGTGCGGCAATTGCAACAGAAGTAAAAGTATGACGACCATCAGACCTTAGTTTTGAATTAGAGTTACCTTTAACATCTACACCACCAACTTCAGACATTGCTTTGATGTTGGTAGGGTCAGGATCAAAAGTATAGATCTTGAGATTAGTCCCAAACTTACTGAGGAACTGTCTAGTATCAGTTCCGTCAGCACAACCAACTTCAAAAATTACAACCTGATCACGATTACCTATCAGTTCGTGAATTCTATCAACAGAGATTCCCATCTGCATTCTCCTCAATTTGTGTACAAATCCATTCGTATGTTTTACGGATACCCTCTTCCAGAGTTTGGGTGTAATCCCAACCAAGTTTCTCACGGATAAGGTCATTGTTTGAATTACGACCGCGGACACCCGTAGGAGCATCGAGTTTATATATCTTTCTGACTACCTTGTCAGAAACTTTAGCAGCAGTTTCAACCAACTGATTAATACTAACCATCTCCTCAGAACCAATATTAACTGGTCCCTGGAAGTCACTATCCATCAGTCGTCGAGTTGCTTCAATGCATTCATCAATGTACAAGAAGGAACGAGTTTGTAAGCCATCTCCCCACACCTCGATACCTCCACCGACGTTCGGGAGGTAAGCAACTTTACGGCAGATTGCAGCTGGTGCCTTCTCTCTTCCACCGTCCCAGGTTCCTTCAGGTCCGAAGATATTGTGATACCTAGCAACCCGAACAGGGATCCCATGGTTACGATTGTAAGTAAGGTAGAGACGCTCAGAGAATAGTTTCTCCCATCCATATTCTGAGTCTGGTGCTGCAGGATATGCTGATGATTCACGACAGTCAGGATTATCAGGATCAAGTTGATTGTGTTCTGGATACATACATGCAGAACCAGAGTAGAAGATCTTAGTCTTGTTTACATCCTTATCTAAATTAAGAAGATGTTGCTCTTCAAGGACATTCAGATTGATAGACACAGAGTTATGCATGATATCTGCATCGTTCTCACCAGTGAATACAAATCCCGCACCACCCATGTCAGCAGCAAACTGATAGATCTCATCAAAAGGTGACAGAAACTTATCTACAATCTGTGCATAGAACCCACCATTCACACCAGTGGTACGAATACAACGACGGACAAAACTTCTATCACGCAAGTCACCTTGAATGAATTCGTTTGCTTCAGTGTCAGAATACTCTGGTCTCTTTAGGTCAACACCACGAACCCAGTAACCTTCTGATCGTAGTCTCTTCACCATATGACTACCAATAAACCCACCCGCACCTAGTACCAGTGCGGTTTTCTTAAATTCAGACATACATTTAATTTGTTACTTACTATTTATTTTACCAAAAATTGTTATGAAGTCAATATGCTTTACACATCATTTCGACACCAGTATCAATTGTGAGGTTTGGAACATGACCATAAGATGAAAGTTTGTCTACATTCATTGTAAAGTTTTTGATCTGTAGATACTTCTGATCCTCAGGCATCTCTGCACTAATCAACTCACTATTACTTCCAACATAGTCCTTTGCAAACTCGATGACTTCTCTAAACGAACGAGATACCCCAGTACCAATGTTATAGATGTTATTGGTATCGGACTCATCCATCAATAAGTTCATTGCACTACACACATCTTCGACATGCATGTAGTCTTTGACATAGTTACCACCATCATACAATACGATATAGTCATCATTCTTCAGACGACGGATCATATAACCTAGAACATTCTTACCTTGTGATACTGTTGGATCAATACCAAAGACATTACCAATTCTAAAGATACGATACTTGATACCAAAGGTCTCACAATAAGAGACCAGAAGTTGTTCTGCACATCTTTTAGTAATAGAATAGAACCCAGTTGGATTACAACAGTCAGTCTCTTTAGCATCTAGAATATCATTACCATAAACAAATCCTGAACTTACAAAGTTGATTACAGTATCAGTTCTCTTACAATGCGATAAGAATTCAGTAAAGATTTTTAGATTGACATCGATATCAACCTGTAGATCCTGAAAGACATTCTGATTAGTTGTTGTACTAATAAAATACAACACATTCTTGGTATCAAAATGTCTTTGACCACGAGGAATGATTACATTACCGGGGTACATTCGTTCATATGTTGAACCAATATATCCAGTTCCTCCAAATAAAGAAAGGTCAGTCATACTTTTCACACTCACTCATAGTCTTACCTAGTTTATCTTTGTCCGAAAGGATTGGTGTTGGTGTTGACCATGGAATACCAAGGTCTTTATCATTCCACAGAAGAGTTCTATCGTACTCTTTGTAGTAATAGTCAGTAGTTTTATATGCAACATGACAGTTGTCTAGCATACAATAAAACCCATGAGCAAACCCTGGCGGAACCCACAACATGACTTCTGGCGAGTGTAAATCAATTGAATACGACTCACCAAAAGTCTCTGAGGACTCTCTCAAGTCTACTATGACATCCAGAATCCGTCCGGACATACACCGAACAAGTTTACCTTGTGGTTTCTCTACCTGATAATGAAGTCCTCTGAGGACATTTACTGAAGAGTTGGAGTGATTGTCTTGAACAAACTCAACATCTAACCCAATCTCTTTGAATGAATTAGAGTTGTAAGATTCTAGAAAGAATCCTCTACGATCTTTATACTTATCTACTTGAATAACAAATGCGTCCTTGAGAGGAATATCAGTTCTGTTCATAATAATATTTGATAGTTTTTAAGAGACCTTCTTCGATATGTGTCGATACAGTCCAAGGTGTTTCAGTTGTGATCTTATCATTGGATGTTGAATATCTTTGATCATGTCCAAGTCTATCTTCAACAAAGTTAATATTTGGTTCTTTCTTCATTAGTTTAGCAATCATATGAACAAGTTCAATGTTCTTAAGTTCACATTCACCACCAACATTATAACTCTGACCCACTCTACCCCTCTTAGAAAGTTCTACAAGGGCCTTACAATGATCATCAACATAGATCCAGTCACGAATTTGTAATCCATTACCATACACATCAACTGGTCTATCATTCATAAGACTTAAGATAGTTTTAGGAACCATCTTCTCATGGTATTGTCGTGGACCATAGTTATTAGAACAGTTTGTAATAATAGTTGGTAATCCGTATGTAGTGTGGTATGCATTTACAAAATGATCACTCGAAGCCTTAGACGCAGAGTATGGATTCCTTGGTCTATACCGTGATATCTCATTGAAGGAACCATATGCAATAGAACCAAACACCTCATCAGTAGAGATATGCATAAATCTACTTACTTCATGTTCTAATGCACACCGAAGAAGATTGACAGTACCAATAATATTAGAATAAATGAAAGGTTTACAATCTTTGATTGAATTGTCTACATGACTTTCTGCAGCAAGATGAAAAATCTTTGTAATACTTTCATTCTGAAATACATCTCTTACTGATTCCTCATCAGCAATATCTGTCCGATAAAACTTTACATAATCTGGAAGATTAGTTTCATCTGCAGCATATGAAAGTTTATCTACACAGATAACTTCTTCACCAAACTGTTCTAGGTAATGAAGAAGATTACTTCCAATAAACCCAGCTCCACCCGTAACTAGAATACTCATTTTACCTCGTATTTTTTTAGAATATCTGTGGAATATTGTGCAGGTTCTCTGACTTCAGGTTCCTGTTTAAGTTTATCCAACCTCTGTTTCTCTAGGGTATAAACTCGTTTACGGAGTTCAGTAGAAGAATACTTATGTCGTCTCAAGTGATAATGGATCTCGATACCATTGTCAATACAATATTCTTTTCCAGTGAAGTCTCTGTCCTTATACTCCTCACTCAAGAACCGAATATCCATCCTCTGTGTCTTGATCATGTTCAACAAATCATCTTCAGTTTCATACACCAAGATCTCATCAACATACTTACAACCTTGGAGTTGAACATACCTCTCGTACACACTCTGGGTGGGTTTGTTTTTGATACCTGGTCTATCAATAGTAGGATCAACCTGAAGAGCAACTACAAGATAATCACATAGTTCTTTTTCCATCTTCAACATTGTCACATGTCCTGCATGAAACAAGTCAAAGGAACTACAGTTAAAACCAATCTTCATATGAATAATTACAATATCTCTATATGTATTGTATTAAAAAAGGAGGCCTTTGTCAAGACCTCCTAGTATAGGGTTCATGCCGCGCCACTTGCTCTTTAGAGAAGCAAGAAACTCATATCAGAGTTTACCTTTAGACAGTTTTTCAATATTAAGACCAGGTGCCTGTTTTAGAATACTAAGTAACAAGTCTACTTTGGCTTCTAGATCACCACTAACCGGAGCAGGAGCAGTTACGGCAGGGGCGGAATTCTTTTTTCGAACTTCTTCCCCAACCTTTTTGACACCAGCCTCAAGAGCCTTAAGTCTGGTTTCCACTTCCTGATCATACTGAGACATATATGCTCCAGTATCTGATGTTTTTCTACTAGACATAATCGAAATACAAATCTGTTCTATTTATTATTATCTAAAAACTCTGTCCCTTACATAACAAGGAACTCCTGCCGGATCTAACCATTTCGTATAGTCTAGGTCTTCCATTGCGGTCAACATTTGCATCTGGTTATCGCACAGATACATATCACTGTAACGTTTACTCCAACTGTCTGCCTTTTGAATTCGATAGTCGGGCATACCATTGATTTCCAATGTACCACACTCAACATATCGATAAGGAAAATGTTCTAGAAGAACTTTCATCAACCAACTTCCACACTTTCAAGGTCTTCAGCAATACAATCTATGAGAATATCATAATCATCGAGAGGATCACCAGAAAAAGTGACACCATCATTCTCATAAAATTTACGAACCTTCTTGTAAAGTTTTGGATTCTTTACATCAAGGAAGAATTCCCCATTGGCTGCAGACCGGAGAGTTGTGATGTCTTTTTTGAACTTAGAAGTAATAGTCATTGTCTTTCGTGTTGACCTTAGTAGTATAAGGGTTTTGACTGTATGAGTCAAGAGGACAGTCTGTGAACTGTTCTCAATGCTTCTTGTGGGAATCGGACCCACCTTCGACGTGTTATGAGCACGTTGCATTCGCCAGATTGCTAAAGAAGCGTTTTTGGGCGAGGGTGTCTGACCACGATAATCTACGATTCAGCAGAGGGGACCCTTCGTTTAATACAACTTTCCTTGTTGTACCCAATAGGACTACCGAGAATTGAACTCGGTTCACACCGTTATAAGTAGTGGGCATTAACCAATATGCGATAGTCCCTTTCGCTTCATTAAGAACCTTCGTTGTGTTCTGTGTATATTCGCAGAGTATCATCATCAGCAGGCATCATTACAGCAGCCTGTCCGTTCTCATTGACTATACCAAAAGTCTCCCCATTCTCTACCCTTTCCATCAACTCATCCCAACGATTTTGATACTCTTTCACCGTAAAGACTTCCATCATCTCATTTGTAGTTGATTTATTTATTGTACTGTTACCTGACTTCAAAGTCAAGTCTCTTTACCTTACGTCTACGTCTTTGTTCCTGATACATCAAGTCTGCTGCGGTCAATATATTATGACTATCATCAAGTTTATTGTTTGATACAATCAATACTTTAGATAAATCAACAGCAGAAATCTTATCATCAGTAAGTGTGGTGTTATTAGGACAACCACATGTCTGAGTCTTTGGAGAACTCGTAAGTTCCGTATTACAATTTTTGCATCTGATAACTAACATGATTCATTAGATTGATACGACATGCTCGAAGAGGGGATCGAACCCCCGACAACTTGAATGTAAATCAAGTGTTCTACCTCTGAACTATTCGAG